TTATGTGCGTTCGGCTAGCCAATTATCAATGTCAGATTTGCGCCATGCTACACGACCCATAGACGCTTTTACGCTTTTTGGAAATGTTCCGCTTTTCATCATACGCCAAATTGTTGTGTGGCTCAAGGTGGTAATTTCAATCACTTGAGCTTTGCTTAATAATGCTGGTTGTTGTTCCATTATATCTATCCTTTCAATATGTCGGGCACTTCAATTACTTTTAACTGTTCGGGTTTTACATTCTTGTATTTAATCCAATATTGGACGATTTCTAATGCCTCGCCTTGTGTGACCGTGTGCTTTGATTCTCGTACTACAGTCCATTCACGCTTAAATTCACACTCAAGCACGATGTAGCGTTTACCGTCCATTACTTGTAATTCGTTTCTAAAAAACACCTGTGCCACCTTGTTTCAAACACCACACCCGGATCTGGAAAAGCATTTCTTTTTCGCGCATAGATAAGCCGGATAATTTATCCATCCACATTGCAAAATAAAGTAATCCAAGACTAAAAATAAACACCCAAAAATATCTACAAATCTTGAGTATGGGATATTGATATTAATTTCGTTCATTTGTGTTTGCCTTTCTTTTTACGTTTACTAAAAATACGTTCTTGTTTTATCGCTCTAAGCTCAGTTTCAAGTATCGTATTTTCTCGTTTTAGTTGATTGTTCTCAGCTTTCAGGCTTTTAATTAATTCACCCAATTTTCGTAGCTCCAATTCATGGAGTTCGATAGATTTATCAATATGTTTATCTAATCGACTAAGATCTTCCATTAGGACTTTTTCAGCTAGCCGTTTAAGTAATCTCATAACCTATCCTTGAGCTCACCAAATTCTTTTATTAGGCTATCCACTGTTTTGCCAAGCACGTTTACCATTAAAACAAAGTCTGCATCAAAACGAGCTGTCACATTTTCTTTTACAATGTCATCGTTCTTTTCGGTGATATTGTCGTCAAACTTCAAGCGTTTCAGCGTACCGTCTTCAACCAAGATAAATTTAAGGTTGTTTTCCCACTCAAGCGCGAGTTTTGATACTGAGCCATTTTTCGCAAGCTCGATTATTTCTTCATCTTCAATATCTTTTTGCTTACAGTGGATAACACCCAAATCTTCTTTTTCCCGAATTTCTACTTCTTCGCGCAAGATGAGCCAATTGGGCGCAGTATCTGTAACCCATTTAGTCATCACTTCACACGGCGCACAGTTAAACGCCAATGGTACTACTGGCAAACTGCCAAGCGATTTGCGCAAAAGTGCGAGCGCGTCTTCAGCTGTTTTACTTGATGCTGCATCAACAAAGATAAGTTGTTCTAACGTGTCGATGTAAAGTGCGGTCGTTTTGATGCGAGAAAATGCCTGCGGAAGTAGGGTGGCTATCACATCATCTTTTAGGGATAATCGTTCTACTTTCTTTAATTTTCGCTGTTCTTTTCCTTCTAGCGCAGTGATTCGTTTATTGAGTTCACGATTCACAACTTCTGTTGGTAAAATCTTCTCTTCACGTTTGGCTACAAGTAATATTCTTCCATCCGCTTGATGTGCTAAATCTCCGTTGGTGACGAGCGGAGCAGACCAACCGAAATGGCTAACATCTGCCGAACCACACGGAGTAAATTCACATTCTTTGAGTTGTTTTTCGATATTCTCAAAGTCTATTTGTTTTGTTAATTGGTAAATAATTGCATTTTTGAACCAAAACATAGATTTCTCCTGTTGTTTGTAGATAAAAGAAAACCCGCCTTTGGAGCGGGTTGATTTGAATTGTTTGTGACTTATCCTGATTAAGCCTTTTCTACTTTAAAAGAAATTTGTGGCAATGAAGCTATCCACCTGTTGTAAATCTTGTCAATGTCAGAGTCGCTATATCCAACCTTATAAATCTCAAAAGACATAGCTATCTTATGGTGCATTTCGCCCACACTGACCTCACTTACCCAGTTCTCAGAGACAATTCGATATAGGCGATGTTTTTTACGGGCTCTAGGACTTCCAGAATAAGCAAATTTATTATTTCCTCTCATATCAACAAAATCTTCATAAACAAGATTTAGCTTTTCTTCTTTTGTCATATTTAGCCCTTATACGCTTTCAGCGTTTTAACAAATTGTGGGATATGTTCGTCAAACGCTTTCATTAATTTTTCATCGCGCGCGGCGGTGAACAGATAAAGTGTTTGTTTTTGATATTCGGGGCAGTAACTTACAAAGTCCCAAGTTTCGTAGCCCGTTACCCATAAATTCGCCTGCACCTGTATGACGTACTCAGCCGGCACGCCACCCTCAAGCAAATAGCGGATATGGGTACTCATTTTCGGGCATTTGATTTCAAGCCCTTTTTTGAGATTTGGAATTAATCCGTCTGGACTAACCATAACCTCGCGGTCTTCATTGAGATACACGCCACCGACCTGTATAACGTCATTGCCGGTTAAAAACTCGTAAGCGGCGCGCGCCTGCGGTTCTAACTGATTGCCGCGCTCCATAAAGCCGGATTTAAACGTATCGCCACCGCCTAAAATGCTTTCTTCGATCAACTCCGCCATGTATTTAATATAGCTTGCCGATTTCTTGCCGGTGGCGGTGACGATGTTTTCAAACCCGGTCGCGGTCGGAATGCCCAGCCTTGCGGCTAACCATTCTTCCGAGCCTTGTTCGCAATCTAGGGTTATTAATCCGTCGATCATAGCGGGATATTATCTCCAAGATTTTCATCATTGTTTTGGGCGGCGTTTTCCCGCGCGCCCAGTTTGCGATTTAATTTACCGATAAAATCGACCGCACTTTGTGTTGATAGTCTTTCGACGCTGTCCGCGCCGTAATAGGCGAGGGCTTTCTCAACATCCTGTCCGGTAACTTCAATCAGTTGTTGTAAAGTTTGCAGCTGTTCGGCGGAAATCAGTTCAATAGGCTTAACATCGATTACGTTTTGCTTCGGCGTTACGTTGATTGGTGGGTTATTTTCCATAATTCGCTCGGCTTCATCTTGGTCATAAATACCCGTAAATCCGAACGCAAGACGCGCGCACTGAATCATTGCTTTGTGGCGGAGCATTCGTTTAGGGTGTGATTTCCAAGGTGCTGTGCTGCGATTACATTCTGCGAGATACTCGGTTACGGATGTTGGCTTTGAGCGGTCTTTGCGATAAATGCGGCAGGTGCATTTTTCATCATCCAAATCGAACTCAATGCCGTCAAATTGTGGGTGATCGTTCATAATGCGCGACCAGCCATCTACGCCTACGATTGGCACAATGCCGCCGTTATTAGGGAACGCATAAATTTCATTCGTCCAAGGATTTAATCCATGCTGATTTGCGACAACGAGTAAGGCGGTCATTTGTTCTGGGCTAACTTTTTGCCCACGGAATGCTGTTGCCGTGAGGGTTTGTGAAAGATTTTCACTGCTGCCCATGTCGAAGCGTTGCGCAAGTTTATCGGTTAAAGTTTGGAGTGCTGTTGCCATTTTCATTTATCCTTTAAGTGGTTTTAGTGTTACTTCGTATTTGTTGCCGTAAACGGCTTTAACTTCGCGCGCGATAGTTACTGCGTCAGCTTGCGGCATTGGTGGCAACGAAATTTGGATAACAAAACCGTGATTTTCAACCGCGCTTTGCACCGGTGCCGCAGGTTGGTTTTGCGCTTCCATTTCCTGCGCGACCGCCGCCGCTTCCGCCTGTACTTTTGCCTGTTCTTCCGCTTCCTGTTTGGCTTTACATGCCGCCGCTTTAGCTTCTGCCGCGCGTTGTGCTTCGCGTTGTTTTTCAGCTTCGATACGCTGCGCCACGATTTCTTCTAAGTCGTCTTCGCCGGCAATCAATTTCACTGCGTCAGAGAATAGATATTCATACGAGATTGGGATAAGTTTTAAACGCGATTGCAGGCGCGCGATTTCCGACATTAATTCAGCGAGTACCAACGCCTTTTCGGCATTTACCGCTTTAGTCAATCCGTCAATAGTGCGTTTGTTTTTTGTCGCCCATTGCATACGTTGGTTTATTTCGTTCTTCGGCGTGGTAATTTCCAAGGCAAGTGAAATTGTGCTTTCGGTGCAAGTTTTATTGCGCACGTCCATGATTTCCGCTATTGCCTCCTCGGCGATACGTTGGCGTACTTCTGTTTCTTTGGCTTTTACCAACTTATCGCGACTTAAACGTTCATCGCGGAATTTGTCCGCGATCGCTTCCGCCTGTTCGATCAGTTTATTAATATCGCCTTGCTGTGCGTTTTTAATCGCCGCGCGGGTTTTATCTTCCAATTCTTTAAGGATTTTTACTTCTTCCTTTGCGCGCCCGAAATCTTCGTCCGTTTCAAAGGACTGCGTGAGAGTAGATAAAAATTGGTCCGCTTGTTTTTCAAAGTCGGCGATATTACACGTCAGCACTTTACTTTCTGTGCTGATAATTAATTCAAATTTTTGTTCTTGGTTTTCCATTTTTAACCTCTGCTATAGCAATTACTTTTCCAATATTCGCAATCGTCGTCCGCCGGTTCTTCGTCATCTTCCAGCGGTTCGTCGCGTTGCGGTCGTTCTTCCAGTGATTCGTAGTAGTCGTCCGGATTATCAAAGCTCCACACGCTACCGCGTCTTACTTTTCGCATTTCGTTGTTCCTGTAAAAGTGCGGTAGTTTTTCGCAAGTATTTTTCGGTATCGGCATCTAAATTCGGTTGCCATTCGCCGTTTTCTTCGATCCATTCGGCTTTTGCCTTAACTTCCCACTCGACGGAGATTTGCTCACTTGCCGAGTGGTCGTTGTAATCTGTGTAAGTTACCTTGTTACGCTCCGGCAACGTCATTAATGCAACTGCTTGCATCATCATTACGCCAGAGATAATCGCAACAAGTGCGGTAGTAATTGTGTTTTTCATTTTTTACTCCTCAATTAGCACATTTGTATTAACTCTCACGCGCTCGCCGTAACGAGCTTTTAGCAATCTCTCGATATGAGCTACTGTACTGTTAACCCAATCCCATCCAACAAACTCAATATCATCCCATCCGCTGGATGTCTCTTTTGTTGAGTTGTTGTAAATGTTGCCAATATCATTGGTCGCATTAATTGTTTTTATTAGGTGGTATTTGCCATCAATGCGCTTAATGGCAAAATTAACGTTAGCGCTTGTAATCATTTTTGCTCCTTATGGTATTGATTCCAGGGTAAAAAAATGCCCTCCAAAGAGGGCTAATAACCTAAGGAACCAATTAAAATTACATAAGTTTTAAGCCCTCATGCTCGGCTAAGACAGTAACCAAAAGTGCGGGTAGTCATCCCATGTGAATAAGCGCCTTTCTTTATGCTTGTAAGGCTCAAGCCCTTATTGTCTCTCACAACACAAACTAAGGATAAAACCAATGAGAAAATCAAAAGCTGATACTATCGCATTAATGCTTACCAGAGACATTTTAGGGACTCCAACACAAACGCAGAGTGGCCAAATGGAAGCGTTTAGCGAATACAATGCTAAAGAGCTTGGCGCATTCATCAGAACTTTATCAGCAGAGCTGGAAAGCTTAGATGACAACACCGATGTTATTCGTCTTTTGAGCATGTATCAGCCTGAATCCAAATAAAGGCTTTACATAATGATTCAGCCAATTCAAGCGGCGTTAAACTTGTATTTTTAGCCGCACTTTCTAATACGGCCTGTTTGATCAATCCTTTATCTCTTTCAGATAGGCTGTTTTCTTTTTTTTGTTCCATTTTCAACCTCATTTGTTTTATGTTTGCCATTTCAAAGCGCACTCTGTCTTGCATTTGACGCGTCCGCATGCCTAAAACTGTCGCTCTGCCGAATGCGCTTTGAATTGGTGCCGCGGGAGAGATTCGAACTCAACTATCCTCCGGTTATGAGCCGGTTGCTTTTACCTATTAAGCTACCGCGGCAGTTTACCGTCTCTCCGATATGTCAAGTTCTGCCACTTTGTCACCCGCCCTTACATTTGCCCTTTCAGTCGGGAGCTGCTTGTATCATTTTTCAGATTGCTTAGAACATTGAATGCCAGTGTTGCCTTTTCAGCTCTCACGACCTTGCGAGCCGTGTGCCTAAGCTCCTAATCCCTCTATGATTAGTTCGCGCAAGTTTACTTGTCAGGGTCTAACCAACCTTTCCCGTTTCCTCGAGGTTGTTAACATTCGTTCGCACAAGCACCAAATTGTCTAAAGCTCAAAACAGGTTAATGATGAGTGCCTTTCTTTATACTTGTAAGGCTCAAGTCCTCTTGTATGCGACTACATCGAGGAATATAATGTTTTCTGCGACTACAATTTAATCAGAGGAAACATCATGGAAGAGTACGCCAGGTTACTTAATACCATACTTACCAAGGTAGTTTTTAATCACATGACTATGTTCTTCGTTTTCTTGTTTGTTGGCTTTACGTTCATTCCGCCCGAATTAACGTTGTATCTCGACGCAAAAACACCGGCATTCTTTCCTGATTGGTTCACGCTTGCCAATTTCGGTTCTTTAATTTTTGCGTTGGTTTCTACCATGATTTGGATTCTTATTTCTAAAGCGACCAAATCAATTATTTCAAAACTGCGTGAATCATTAAAAACTAATTCAGAGCAAGCTAGATTAATCAATCTACTTCATAATTTATCAACAGAAGAGCAGCATGTTCTTGCAATGTCCTGCCTTAATGAGCGAATTATTTTCCCTGATAATAGAACTCAGTTAGCCATTGAAAAACTCTTGTCAAAAGAACTTATTTCGTACGGCTGGACTAATGATAAATATGAGTTAAATCCACTTATTCGCAATGTTGTTCTTGCTGAGCTTGATAAACAGATGAATTCCCATCATTAACCTGTTTCAAATTTTTAAAGAGCAACTCAAAGTGTTTTGCTTTGATGTAGTCTATAATACTAAAACTAATATTAATAGTAAATAGTAAAACTAATATATTTTAATGAATTTACTATTTAAACTATTAAATTGCTGTTTTTACTAATATTTTATTTTTGTAAAATTTTGACTATTTGCTTAATTTGTGACCTAAATCACGAAAATAGAGTAGGGGAGAGGTGGATTTTTCAAATGTAGGTATTTGAAGTAAAATGCCGGTCTATTAACTTTGTGTGTGAGGATTTATGGTGTTTGAATATAGAGGGCTGCTTGGTAGCGTGTGTTACTCTCGGGAAGATCAGTGCTTTTTCGGAAAAATATTGGGTATTTTAGGGCTTATTACTTATGAGGCGGGTAGTATTGCTGAACTGGAGAAAGAATTTCGATTTGCTGTTGATGATTTCTTACATAAATAAAAAAGAAAAGGCAAGCTAAGAGCCTGCCTTTCTGAACCGCAAACAAGCGATTCTCACACTTTACAAAGCTACCCGACTCCTATGTCCGGGGCTTCGGGTCCGTTGCCAGTGCAAGTATTATTACACTAAGACCAATTTGAGTAAAGAAAAAACCGCCCAGAGGCGGTTTATAAACTGTTTATTGTCTGTCTAACAAATACCAACATTTCTCAGCCCATGAAATTTGATACTGAACATCTTTACTGTTGATGTTTAATGAAAGAATATAGTCTGCATCCACTCTTTTTTTCTTCATTTTTTTGGCGTATGCCACTATTTCTTTTTCTGATGGTAGATTTTGTACATTTATTCTTTCTATCATGCTTTCATGACTTCCTAAGTTTGCAGCACGAGTTCTCGGTAGTTCTTTGCTGTCGCAGACTTCTTGTATTTTGTGTAGCACAGCGTAGTATAGGGTTTTAATACATTCTCTTTGTTCTGTTTCATTTGTTGATTCTGCTAACTGTTTAGCTCGGTTGTAAATATCGCTCGCCTTAATCATTATCTAGCCTCATACATCATCACAAAATTATTAAAGTGAACGTTATTTTTTCTTTCAAATTCAATTATATAATCTGTTAATTGTTCATCAAACTTAAAAGCGGAATCTACATCTGACTTTTCATCAATAAATGAATAGACAATCGTCTTATCATCATAATCATAGTAATGCTCTACATAAACACTTTTTGGATGTTGCGGAGATAGATCAGATTGAATGCCATCAATAAGTTTTGATAGCAGTGGGAGGTCTATTTTTAGATCGCGATATGCTTCAAGCAAAGATTTCTTGTTATTAATCCAAGTAGAGTAATCTTTGAGTTGTTTTGCGGGGAATTTCTCAATCATTTGCATTACTTTTTCGCACTCATTTATTTTAATTAAGTTATCTAACAAAAGATAAATTGAATGCAACATTTCAATATCTTTAACATTAAGATTCAGTATTTCCCGCGCTTGAATAAGAGCAGATACGGGGCGATACGAGTAGTATAAATCAATTGTGTAATTAAATCTAATACGAATATCACCGGGAGAAAACTTTAGTGCGGTGCGATAATTGAACTCCATGTTGTTTAGATCGCCTAGCAAGCAATAAAGCGTACCAAGTAGCGAGAAAGCCAGAGCCTTATCATCAGTCTTAGTAAGCGGCTTTAATTCATCAATAAAAGCAACGGCTCGGGCTTCATCAACATGGTTTATGTCGAATGACTTATTGCGGAAATTCACAATTTCCGAAGAGATTTCGTTAAATTTGGTTAAAGCTATTGCCCCTACCATATTTTTTCCTTAAGGTTAGTTGTTATTAAAGATCAACAATATCCAGTGTTAGTTTCTTGATCAGTTTTCCGACAAAATGAATTTGTTCTACTTGGTCTTTTTCTAAGATTTCAGGATCGTAACTTGGATTGTCTGAAATTACTTTTAGTCTGTAGCCACTTAGATACTGCAAGCGCTTGATTCTTGCTTTCCCCTCATATACAAACGCATAGATGCCGTCATCTTTGAATTCATTAACTGTCTGATCAATCGCTACTATATCACCGTGTTTTAGGCTCATTTCGGCATTAGTCGGATTGTACATGCTGTTTCCGTCGATAATCGCAATCGAGAGGTTATTGGCGGTTTTTCGTTGAAAAATCTCCACGAACTTATCGCGTGAAAACTCAATAGAACGGATTGTGTCTGGGTAATCAAGATTGATGACACCATCGCCAGCGGCAAGATGGTTATCAAGCAATGTGAGCTTGATTGAATCGGTAGCTGTCGGTTCCGTAAACTCTTTTGCCTTTGTTACCAGAGTAGTGAAGTCCTCGGAAATATCAGGATCTATATCAGATGGTTCAACACCAAGAATTGAAGCAAATTTAATGATCGTTTCTTTGCTTATAGGCTGCTTACTATTTGGGTTCATATAGTGGCTTACACCGCCCTGTGTCTTAATATCCAACAGATTAGCGATTTTAGCTTGAGTTAATCCCAAATCTTTTTTCTTTGTTTCATAAATACTTTTTAGGCGAGTTTTAATCTCGAAAAGTCTTTGTTCCACTTCGCTCATTGTATCCCTCATTGTGAACATTCCCCGAATTATATTAGCCCCACTAATAAGATCAAGAATAGTGAAAATATTAAAACTATTGAATAAAAGAAATAGTTTTGCTAATATTTCTGTATTCAGGAGGCTATATGAAATTAACCGAATATTTAGCCGAGAAAAAACTTACTCAAGAACAGTTTGCTCGGCTTGTACAAAAGACGCAGGGCTTTGTTAGCCATTATTTGACGGGTCGTTGTGAATTAAGCGCTAAAACAACATTGGCTTGGTCTGCCGTAACTAATTATTTGGTTACACCGCACGAATTAAGCCCGCACCTATACCCAAACCCGGATGATGGATTACCAAAATACCTTAGAGCGTAATTTACCAACCTTTACCCAAAAGAAAACCATAAAAACAAGGCAAAAATTATGGCAATGAAGAAAGTCATTATGGAAATGATTGAGAAGATACCGGGCGGCAAAAGTGCGGTTGCAGGGTTTCTCGGATTTTCAGAGGCGGAGCTGAATAACCGCTTATATCAGACGAAAGGGCAACGCTTTAAAAACGAAGAATTGATTGCGCTGCAACTTGAGTATGGATGCACTGATTTTATCGAGGAGCTTTGCCGAAGT